AACTATAGTAAATTTACCATAGTCTAGAATATGATCGTCTTCAGCAATGGTATCAGCAAACTCAATAATATACTCATAACCAGCACACCCGCCACTAGACACACCAAGTCGAATAGCATCTCTGCCATAATCATTCGTCTTCTTAATCGCTGCAGATATTGCTTCATCCGTTAGCTCTATCATAATTAGTACCCATACCCGTTTGGATCCTCCCATCTTTCTTTAGGTGGGTTATTATGTTTTCGATGGGATGATTTCTTTTCCCAATCTTCAATAGCATGTCGAATAGTTTCTTCTGCTAATACAGAGCAATGTAATTTTATAGGAGGTAATTGAAGAGCATCTGCAATATCTTTATCTTTTATTTGTTTAGCTTCTTCTAATGTTTTACCTTTTAACATTTCAACAAACATAGTAGATGAAGCAATTGCTGAACCACATCCATATGTTTTAAATTTTACGTCGAGTATTTCATCGGTGTCTGGATTTAATTTTAAATCTAATTTCATAACATCACCACATGCAGGTGCACCAGCTAAACCAGTAACTACATTTGGATCGTTTGGATCAAATCTTCCAACCCCATGTTTTCCAGGATTTTTTAGTACATCCTCAAATCGATCTACTACTTTACTTGAATAAGCCATTAGTTAGCAAATGCTACGCTTACAGCTAATGATGTTGCTACACCTGTTAAAGTATCTGTTGAAGCTTTTGCTATATAAGCTACTTCTCCAGCTGCTAAAGTGACCGTTGCAAGAGTATCACCACCAGCGTTCTTGTGTGTGATAACCTGTACAGAAGTTTTATTATTTAGTACTCTAACTAATTTAGCAAATCCTACATTTGATGCTGAAGCTAAGTTTCCTTCAGAACCTAATAATCTTAATACTTGCATTTTTATACCTCTTCTAATCGTGACATTAATCTCTCTGCTCGATTTGTCACCTGTTTATACCATCTGGAATCTCTTCCTTCTGCAGCGGCGGTTTTCCAATCACCGCTTTGTAACGCGGCATTGTGTTTTTTAAATTTACTGAGTCTAGTTCTTCCCATATTAAACATCATATTAGCTATGATTTGTTTAACTTCTTCAGGATAACTATCCCAATCCTCGTGTAAGATCTTGCAATCTTCCAAAACTATTATGACGTCTTTCGCAAAACATTCCTTAACACGTTCTTCTGTGACAGGAGTGCCGACCGGTAGCCCCAATTCTGGGTCTCCTTCAATGACAAGATGCCCAATCCCGAATGTAGGATAACCAAGATGGTCATTATATATTTCATTTACTTGTCCCTCGTCTATAATTAATTGTTCTCTTAATTTTTCAATATCCATAAAGTATTTTCTCCTAGAGAACATATTATTTAACAATTGCAGATATTAAATCTTCAAATTGTTCTACCTTTTCTACTCTGTTTGGCCAAAGAATATATTCTTTTTCTGGATTCTTTTTTAAATTACTTAACAATGGTAATATAGCATTATATAATTTATTTAATTTTTCTTCTGTTTCTTCTACTTTAGATGACGTTGATTCTACTTTTGTCGTTGCTTTTTGAACCGCTTCTAATTCGGATTCATCTACCGCAGTAAATCCAAAATCAAATTCATTTATATCTATGCTCATATCTTTTCCTCTTTAGTATTTATATACTTATAATCCTAGATCTTTTCCCCAAGGTCCTTCGTATTTAGGTCCTGGAATATCATATTTTTGTTTTCTAGGAATAACCTTAGTTTTATCTTTATGTACTTTAGTCGATGCATGTTTTGGAGTTTTTTTCCGCGTAAATATTTTATCCCAAGCTTTTTCAAATTGCTTTTGATTAACTATTTGTGGTCTACGTTTCGATCCTTTTCCTGACAAGTTTAATTCCTCTTTTTTGTAAAATGTTTCTAAACTTTTGTTTATGTTTAGGTTTAGCTTTATTTAATTCTTCAATCATTTGTTCATTAGATAATGTATGAATATAATAATTAATAATAGAAACTCTTTTAGTTTGTCTATCAACTCTTTTTTCTGTTGGTTTATATTTTGCTGGCATTAGCTTACTTTTTTTATTCTTCCTTTATCGTTTGCTTTCCAAGCTTCAAAGTCTATATCATTATAATCTGGTTTTAAACTTAACAATGCTTTTAAATTTGAATCGTCATCATCAAACAATCTTACTCTTTTATAATCACCGGTATCTAGAAACTTCTTAAAAACTTTTGCTTTTGCAGATGCACTAGAACCACCTATATTTCCTGCTCTGTATATATGGGATTGATCGATGTTAATTCCATGAGATCTGAATGTACTTAAGAATAATTCTTTATCATCCATATCTGCTCTAGCGGTAACTAACACTACATCTGATCCTTTCTTTACAGCATTCTTTAAAATAGCTTTAAACTTTTGTATCATCTTACCAATTGGAACTGCAGTTTGTTTAAATAACTTTGCAGACTTAAATTGGCCAAAATCATAATCTTCGCCCCTTCCTAATTTATATGTATTAAATTGTTTAGGGGATAAAACCTTAACTACTTTACCGTCTTTCTTTACTTCTACTTTTGCTTTTGTTTTAAACATAGTATCGTCGATGTCAAAGATAGTTAAACCTTTGGTTCCTTCGGATATATATTGTTTGAAACTTTGCATAGTCGTTATATTATACCATATATTTATGATATTGTAAACAACTATTTATGATCTTTTTTACTTTATGCTCTTTATTGCTTCGATTTTATCTTGGGCATTTGCTAATTTTTCAACTTCTTTTTCAATTGTTTCTACAATGTCACTATGTTCACCTATACCAATAGAACTTTTTACATAGACATTAATATTAGCTTCTGCTACCGCTATATCCCCTTCTAATTTTTTAATTAGAGCTTCTAGCAATGCACCTTTATAACTCATTTGTTCCTCCGTTTAAATTTATCAATAGTATCTATCAATGGCTGTGTCCAGTCATCGCGATCTTCTTCAAAGATTTGAAGTCCTTCATCTCCAGCAATACATACTACTAAATTTTTAATTGGTATACCTGTTCGTTCTTCCCACATAACAGCATACGCAGCGGATTGCATAAAATACCCGTGAATCCATTCTTTCTTTTTCCATTTACGGGATGTTTTCCAATCGATAATACTTTTTCTATTATTCCAAACACCAACACAATCTACAGTACCAGCAACTCCTAAATGTTCAGAATACATTTTTTTCTCTATTGCAAATACTTCAGATAAACTATGTTCAATAGCTGGAACTACATCATTCATGACCTGGAGATCTGGAAGACTTATACCTTCTTTCCATTCTTCGTTAGAAATAAACTTTTCTATTAGTCCGTGTACCTTTGTGCCACGTTTAGAAGCTTTCGTGCTAATTCGATTAGCTTCTTCTTCTCCAACTCTTTTTCTCCATGCAATGATTGCATCTTTATTTAATATAGATAATACCCTTGTAATGCTAGGATATTCGTTTCCTTTTTCGTCTATGTATACACGACCAGACTTTCTATTTTCCTGCTTTAGACTTTCTTCCGTAACAGGAACTTCTGTGTGTTTAAACATTATGCATATTTACATTCTTTATCTCGAATGCATTCTTCTTTTGATATTGGCTCTTCTATTTCACATAGATGAGATAAGTCTTTTTCGTTATAACAAATTCCATCTATTATTTCAATTGTAGAACAACTAGAAATAAGAACCATCATAAATCCAAATAAAATATTTTTACCCAAACTTCGCTCCACTATTAACATCATTTTTCTTTTTCTTTTTAAATGTAAAAAATTTTTTAAAACCACCACTTAATCCCCATACTGTGAATAAGACTACAATAGTTAAAATACCTATCATTGTAAATATTGCTTCTAACCAAGCTATAACATTCATTAAGTATTATCTCCTTCGGTATATTTAGTTCTTTGTTTATCAAACTGACCTTTACCAGTTAGAGGTGGTTTCTGAAAAGGAAACCCATCTTCTCTTTTTTTAGGTAGCTTATTCATATGAGCTTTAATTTTTTTATTTGTATAATCTTTTACCCAAACTGCTCCGCTTTCTTCTGCTTGTCTGAATACTGCGTTTGTTACCATTATAGGAATAATTACTGCTAAGTGAACCCAAATAGATGTAACAATACTATATCCTAACCAGTCCATATAGTATGCTGCAACTACACCAAAATATCCTGACCACATAATAAATAAAGCTAATGTAAAATAAGCTTGTATTGAGGGATCAGCGATATACTTTAATGGATTGTATCTATTATCCATTATTAGTCTCCAACAGTCGACTACAAAAAATAAAATATCTTTTATTATTTTCATTACCATTTCTCCAAATTTACACCACGTGTGTTAAAAGTTCCTTTTACTCTAGCAGTTCTATAATCAAATGGAACGCTAACGCTAAATGGATCGGACATTCCTGTACCTACCCATTCACCAATATTATAAATTGTAGAAGGATTTACATGGTCTAGATATTTATCTACCCACATATTGTTCTTATCACACCATTCTTCTATCTCTTCGTATGTACCATATACTAATGTTCCCATTTTATATTGGCTTCCATCTGCATGTAATACTTTTGCAACTTCTTGGTGTGATATACAACCTGAACTCATTTACTTTTAACTCCGTCTGCGTATCTATGATTAACTTCACTGTGATGTTGTTCATCAGCTCTAACACATTTAATTAAATCTGATAATCTAGCATCACTTCCTAATTTATAATATTGTATAGCTAAACGTGGCGCTGGAACATTTTCTACCTGACCACTTTCAACTAAATTTAAATATTCTGTATAACTAACAACAGCTTCTTCTTCAAAATAAGCTATCATTCTATGTGCTGTTTTATAACTAACAATGTAAATAAAGAAATAAAACAACATAAAAATTCCTTGTGCTAACATAACTAACGTTCTTTCAAACCAATTTGGTTTCACTAATTGTATAAAAAACATTAAATGCATTCTTTCGTTTTCTGCTTCTGCTAACATTTCTCTTATGTCTGGTCCATAACCAGTTTTCATTTTTCTTAAACTTTTTAAATGTAACCACATACCAGCTACCATACCTGGAACACCTGCAATTGTTTCTAATACAATAGCTCTGTGACCATATCTTTTTGCAAAGAAAGTGTCCGCAATAAAACGGAAAAATTTGGTCATAAACTTTGCAAATGCGTCACTCATTTTGTTTTTATATTATCTCTATATCTAGGTGGTAAACCTTTTTTAATTTTATCTTGTACTTCTTTCCAACCATCTCCAGCTTTTCTTAATACAGAACCATCTCTATTTGTTATAATGTTATTTTTAGGAGATGAAATAACTTGTTGCATATTAGGATTGTCTGCTTTAAATTGTTCCATTTGGGATACACTCATCATGTATTCAGTAATTTCACCTGTATCTAAATTCTTAAAATCATAAGTTGGCATTTGCTTTTTCCCAGTGTTGTCCTACCCAATCTAATTTGTTATACTTTTTTTCATAAGCATTTGGATTAAACCAATCAGGTTGTTTACGCTTAGTCCATACCATTGGCATGTAAGCTAATTTAGTATGGTAAAAATTCTGATAAGATTCTATAGCACAATCTGTCATACAATCAGGAAATGCTTTCATTGCTAATGCAAAGTCGGTCATCTTTCCTCGTGGTATATTTTGTGGTATTTTTTCTAAAGGTTTTCTTAATCTTGTATCTGTACCGTGGACCTTGTTATATCTATACGTATATTCGTCGCATAAACCAACAAAGTGTAAATAATGCCAACGATAATTATGCATAGATTGCATTGTCCAGGTAGTGCATGGGTGATACATGTGTACAGCTTTATATAATATATCTTCGCGCTCGTCGCGAAAGACCCATTTCTTTTGAATTGTTTTTCCTGATTTAGATGGACCGCGTGTAACTTCGGCATCTAACATTCGGTGAGCTGTGGAAAGCATTTGACCTGATTCCACAATCATTTTGACTATATGTTTATCGCATTGCATCTGTGCTGCGACAACGGGATTTCTATCTAATACAAAAATATTCATAATATATATTATACCATAAAAATAACGGTTTGTAAACCCTTATCCTCTTATTACTCCAAGAACCCAATTTTCTGCTGCATTTTCTGCGTACTCTTCATTGTGTTCAAATAAATCTCTTCTTTCAATTAAAACGTTATCTTTGTAAAATTCAACAAACCATCCTTCGTATGATTCGTATACTTTTGCCACTTTCTTTTCATCTTCGGAAAAATAAGTATGTCTTTCTGTAGATGTTCTCATTACCATATTAGTGTTTAGCCCTAGCGAACCAGGGCTAAACCCTGACTCTATCCTCCTATGTATGTTAATTCTCTTATATGTTGTTTAAGACCTAAAGCTTTTTTGTTTATTTTATAAGCTAAAGTATCTTTCCCTCTCGACTTCAATCGTCTTTTATAATGAATTGCCTCTTTGTAATCTCTTTTGAGGCGGTTCAACTCTGTAATCATAAGCAATCTCCATTTGATTAATTAAAATTACATAACGAAGGATTATTCCATAGGCATTACTCCTCTTCTTTCTTAGTTGATTTACTTACTGACTTAACAATAAGACCTGGAAAAGCTTCATCAATTAAAGCTTTTGTTAAACCTTTTATTTTTAGTTTTTTATCTTTTGCAGCTATTAAAACTTCTGATTCTGTAGGATGCATTGTTTCTATTATGTTTAGAAATATACCTTCTCTACGAATAGGTTCTGCTGAATTTGCAACTGGACCTTTGAAAAAATATTTAAATTGTTTATGAGTTCTATATAAAGATGTTTGTGACATACCTTCTGGAGCATCATCTTTTTCGTAAGGTGGTGCACCCTTTGGTAATACTGATACAATATCAGCATCGAAAGCTACTCTTAAAATATCTCTTAGAGCAGGATGGTCATATTTTTTTAGTAATGCTATCCTCTCATCTTTTTTTGTTAAGCCTTTAAATTGGTTAAAGACTTCTGGTATTAATAATCTAGCCATAAGTATAAAATTCCTCCGTACATTCAATCAGATTTTTTAATCTGTTCTTAACTAAATAATTTAAAACCTTCATTTTTGGTGCAGGTTTTGTTTCATTAAAAGTATTTATAATAGTTTGTTGTATCTCTTCTGGGATATAATCAAAGTCTATTAATGTTTGATTTCTTTGAAAGTTACGATAATTTTCATCACCCATACTTTCTCTTAAAGTATCTAGATTATTTATCCATTCGTCGATTTTAGTTTGACGCAATTGGTTCTGATGTTGGTCAGTTATAAATGTATCATCTGGTGATAAAACATTTGGAACGCCATCACCAGAGTCACCACGAAATATATGGTTCCATTTATATAATCTAGGATTAGAATCAGTAACTAATTTTTTAGTTGCTGGACTAAATTGTTTTACATTATTAAATTTTTGTAATTGTATAAAATCTTTGTCTGATGATATAATCATAACTGGTTCATGTAAACCAAACTCTTGTGTTTGCATTGTAAGTGTAGCTATAATATCATCTGCTTCACATTCGTCTAAATGTAATACCTTCCATGGAAAGTTATCTTTTATTTCTTCTCTTAAATCATTTAGTGTTCCAAAGATAAGATTCCAATCTAACTCTGATGCTGTCCTATTCTTTTTACGATTCCCTTTATACTCTGGAAAGAATTGTTTTCTCCAAGAGTTAAAACCATCGCATGCTAATACCATTTGTCCATACTCTTCTCTATATTTTTTGTTATACATTCTAAGAGTATTTAAACAAATATGCTTTATTAGTTGTGGATCGTCTATTCTTTGTACGATTATACTTGCTAAAGCAATTTGACTATAATCAACTATTATCATCGTCGTCTCCTAATCCACCTTCATCGGGATCGATTGGAAATCCAAATTCTGGATCGAATAAAATATCAAGATAGTTATCTGGTTTCTTTGGACCATTATCTTCTAAGTCTTTAAGTATTTTATATATATCCTCTAACTCTAATTGTAAATGATGAGGAAGTCCTGCATATCTGTGAAACATTGCGTTTAACAGATTTAAAATAACAAACATATCTTTGGACTCTGGAGTATCTGGATCTCTAAATTTAACTCTAGAAAAAAGAGATTCTGTCATGTGTTGCAATTCAGATTCCATTACGTCCATCATATATGATGCAGTGTCTATTGATTCATTAGCAATAAAATCAACAGCTTCTTTAGATTGTTTTAGTTTTTCTTGTGTTTGTTTTTCCTTTAGATTTGGAAAAGGAATAACATTGTCTTTATATTTTTTTGACATAGGCATATTATACCATAAAAATAAAGGTTTGTAAACCCCCTATTTTTTTAAATTTTTAATAGAATTACTACCAATACGACAGTTAATTATCCCATTATAGTAGTCATCTGTTAATAAAACATCTCTTTCGAATTGTTCTTTTGTCTCCATATAGGAGCATTCTCCTTTTGTTTTACAGAGATGTAGTATTTCTCTATAGAAAACATCACCCTGGGTTTCCAGTTCTTCTACGAGATGTTTATTCGATCCATAATATTCTCTCCAATTAGATTCTATTATTGACCTTCTTTTTCTTTTTTTACCTTTTAAAGGTGGGAGTGTTTTCTTACTCCAAAAGAATTTTTTACCAACATATTTGCGTCCATTCGTTCTGTTTGTAATCATATAAACAAAACCATAATAATCATCTGGGCTAAAATCTTTTGGTGGTTCGTATTTTACACCTTGATATATCCAATCCATAATAGTATTTATACATCAAATTCTAGCTCATCTTCTACTACTTCATCTACTGGATTTCCACAGAATGGACAGAATTTAGGTTTATCCTCTCCGTCCTCTGTTACAATATCGCAAACTTTAAAGCAATATCCGCAGTCAAATACGTATTCAGGCATTATCTATTAGAGCTTTAAATTCTGTATATCCACCAATTGGTTCTTCATCAACGATAATTTGTGGAAAGGTTCTTGCATTCGGAAATTTAACTTCCATTAATTCACGTCCAAAATCTTCACCTAATTTAAATACTCTATATAGATTTGCATGTTGTTCTGCTAATTTGATTGCCATATCACAATACGGACAATTATCTTTACTGTAGATTTCTACTACCATTATTGGTAAACTCCTAATTGGATTGTTGCCATGGTTAATCCCATAAACCCAATTAATCCAAAAATACTGGCTGAACAAATAATTATAATTTTCATTGAATTATCTCCCCACCATTTTAGTTCACCTTCTTGCCATTCTTTAATTTGTTCTGGCGTAGCTTCTTTGTATGTATAATTTTTCTTATCCACCTAGTTCTACCTCCACGTATCTACTTAAAGTTTCTATTTGCTGATCGGTTAAATTACCAGCTTGACCCCACATAAGAACTGATTGTGCTCCACGAGTTTCACCATTTCTATATTGTAATAAAGCCGTGCTGATATAATCTGCCGATCTTCCTGCTAATGCTGGGAATGCTGCAATACCTTTTCCATCTGTTCCGTGACATGCTGCACATCCAGCCCATAATCCTTTTATTGAACTAAATTCATCTGCTGCCATAGCAACTCTTTTTGCTTCTAGTTCTTCTAAAAAGGTTCCATTTACTCTTATGTATTCTTCGTAGCATTCGCCATAGCAGCTGTTAACTCTTTCATATCCTTTATATTCTAATTCAGGATATATAACACCCGCAAAAAACAAAGCAAATACGAAGCATCCACATAGTACTAATCCTAGTTCTTTCATTATAAACTTAATCCTTTTAATGTTGTATCATCTACGTCTTGTTTTACTCCACCTACGACGTAAGATGAAATTTCTGTTTCTTGTGGAGCAACCTGTACATTTCCACCACTTATCCATTTTTCAGTCCAAGGTAGTGGATTTAATTTGGAAACGGAGAACGGTGAATTTAATCCTAATGCACGCATTCTTTTTGTTCCGATCCATTCTATATATTCTTTTAAAATTGTATCATTTAAACCTATCATAGAACCATCTCTGAATAAGTATGTCGCCCATTCTTTTTCTTGTTCTATTACTTTAACAAATAAATCTATTACTTCTTGTTCTTTTTCTTTTGCAATCTTTTGATACACTGGTTCTTCTCTTAATAAAGATTTTATTAAAACAGTTGTTCCAGCTAAATGTGTATTCTCATCACGTGCAATAAATTTTATAATCTTTGCATTACCTTCCATCTTTTTCAGTTCAGCAAATGCCCAACTGCAGGCGAAGGAAACATAAAAACGAATTCCTTCTAGGGCATTTGCTGACATTAAACACATGTATAAATTTTCTTTGCTTGGATTCTTTATTAATGCATCATAATATTTTCCAATATCATTTCCACATTCTAGTATTTCTTTTATGTCTAACATACCATCAAATACTGTTGATGGATTAGGATATACATTTCTTATAATGTGTGTATAACTTCTACTGTGAATAGTTTCAAAGAAAGACCAAGTCTCTATCCAATTTTCTATTTCTGGTAAAGATGCTAAAGGAAGAAATGCTAAATTTGGTGCACGACCTTGTACACTATCTAATAGTATTTGTCTTTTTAAATTAGATGTAAAAATATGTTTTTCATGTGGAGTTAAATTATCAAAATCTTTTTTATCTTTTGAAACATCTACCTCTTCGGGTCTCCAAAAGAATCCTAATTGTTTATCTGTTATTTTTTCTA